TTTATTAATAATTTGCAGTGGATAGATAATCCCCTGTCCTGAGCTAGGGACTGTATAGTTTGCAAAGGACAAATCAACGACTCTATCGGCATCCACATCAGCTGGAATCATATCTGATATAGAATACGTAGCTTGTCCTGAGACCATATTAAAGGATAATTCGGTTAAATAAGGGATATAAATACTATCTGCTGCAAACTTATCCAATAGTTCATTGATTAGTTCAAGACCTGAGCTAAGCATAAAGGAATCAGGTGTTTCACCCACGCCCAATTCACCCAAAAGGTATAATGAGTTTATGATTAGTTGATTTGTGGTCTTGATAACTTGAGACATGCCTCTTCCTTGAAGGGCCCCCACGATTTGAGCTTAGATGCTATAGGCGCACGCTAGAGGCTTGCGGGGGTTATGCTTATCAACTATTTCAATGGGAAGGCGTCATCTAACCCTTTACATAATTTGCGAGCTGATTCTTTTGCGTTTGCACCGTCATTACTCATGAAGGCATCAAAATGTTTCATTTCTGCTGGAGCTCCTGGACGGTTGCCCATACGAGTTTTCATTTTTGCTTGTTCAGCCTTTACAAAGGCATTGTTTGATTGGACCATCTTGTTATCTTTCATTTGGTTCTCCCCTTCTGTTTGGATCGTGGTTCTTCAACCTTAGATTCTTGTTTAATCTCATCTTCAACTTTCAATCGGTATTGTTTTGCTTTTTTAGGACAATCAAACCAAACGCCAGTTGCTCTTAAGCGTTCGGCTTCATCGTCTTCGACGACCCGAAAGTCGTCGATTGGGTGATATACACAAGTCAGCATAAGCATCCCTTAAGAAAGTACACGCACAGCATATTGTTGATGCCATTTAAATCCACACAGTAAATCTATACGCATGTAGTTTTGATAGCCTAAGATGTCACCAGTTTGAGTAACAGCCAAAGACAAGCCAGTTTCAGGATCTACTGCAACTGATGCATAGGGCACTTGTAGTTTGTAAAGGGGAGGACATACGATATCCAAACCTCGAGACGGGTAGGCAACATTCACGTTATGGCTTCCAACCATTGTGACGGCAGCATCATCTGGTACTGCATTGCTTACATTGCGATTTGGGTTAGTCGTATCGGATATAATGCTAGGACTAACAAGTACTGTGATAGCACCACCACCATCAGAACTTGCATTGGCTGTAACAACCCACTGCATATCCTGACCAGTTGATGCTCGACCAACAGGGTTAACGGACTGAACACCAGCAATAGAGATAACATCGCCTACTACAAAGTAATCAGTCACACCAGCTGTTGCGCCATCCATAACAATGGTTGAACCTGATGACACAGCTCCATTGACAAGTAATGTATCTGAAGAATGAAGTCTTGGGCCTGCTCCAGCTATATGGCGTTTAATATTTTGAGATTGGAAAATATCAAAATAGGACAAGTGACCAATGGCAGAACTTCTAACGATGTCTTCATTAAATACTGGCGTGAAGTTGTTTAGCAGTGCACCTTTTAAGGATGAACCATCACGCACTGTCATTGCCATGTAAGCATCAGATGCGATGTTCACGCCTTGCTCAAGCAATTTAGCGCCTGCTGTATCAACGGTTGTGAAGGAGTTGATTGCAACGCCAGCAGTACCTGTGAAGAAGTTCAGCTCTTGCTCAGCAGAAGATGCTATGTCTTTTTCCATCTGAGTTATTACTTCCTGGATTGCAGGAGCAATAAATAGACGTGAGAAGTCTTCGATTCTTAGGGATAAATCTTGAATGGTGTATGCAATCAAGGCATGGTATTGGTGGGCTACAACAATACTTTCAACCGTTTCAATGATTGATTGTGGTGTTGCAACGGAACCGTCTCCTACGATGAAATGGTTTTGTCTACGTACTTGTAATGTGTCGCCAATCTTATATCCAGAGGATACGAAATCATCTTGGTATATACGAGAAGCTGTCATAACGAATGGTGCATTGTTGGCAAACATTGCCAAAGCGGTATTACTGACTAGGTCAGTTGTAATAAATTGGTTAGCCATGAGCTAGGTCTCCATTAATCCTTTAATGGCAATGCAAGTGACCTAGGTTTTAGATGGTTTTATCCTTAAAACCGTCCAATCACTTCCATGTGCCTGCCTTCATCCGCGCTCTGATAACAGATGGCGGAGTCTTATCCGTAACGGAACTTGAGGAATGGGCTGGGTTTGCTCTGACGGTTCCCAAAGGGTTAGCTTTGGATGGGGCTTGCGGTTTCCCGTTTTGGCCGCCCATCAAAGAAAAAGACAGCTTGTTCACTTCACGTGCCTGATCTAGTGGGTGGAGTTGTGAAATTCGTGAAAGTTCAGATTTGTTCTTGCCAAGTCGGTAAGCTACTTCGGCTGGATTTTCAACAAGTAAAAGTGCGTCCCGCACGTGTGGAGTAAACGGGATATCATCAGCTCTTACTACGTCATCAAAATCCTCGTACTTATCAGATGCTCTATCAAATTCATCATTCAAGCGCTGATACTGCTTATGAACATGAGCTTGACGTTCTGCATCTTTAGCTAGGCGTTCTTCGTATTCTTTAGCACCAAGAGCGTAGCGTACGGCCTTTTGTATTTTTTCCTCTTCACTCATGGCTGGCGGGTTAGGCTGTCCAGGAGATGGATAAGGATTGGAGTTATATAAAGATGCATGTGGGTCGGCACTATCACCACCGATAAGAGACTGCATACGAACCATTTGCTCTTGCATTTGTCGCATTTCTCTGGCGTGTTTCTTGGCCTGCATTCCTAACCGCTTCTTTACGCCGTAAGGATCGTCCGTGTCAGCAGTTCCTTGGTCATCGGTCGAACTACCTTGTTCTTCCGCATCTCCAGGGCCAACGCCACCATTAACAACATCTTCATCATCTCCGCTTACTTGTTCAGCGAGCTCATTCTGATCTTCGTCCATGAATTACAATTCTCCATTCGACATATACATGCCCAAGACCATACGGTAGGCCTGAAACCCCAAGGGAATCCTTCCCTTGTAGAATGCAATTATAAAGAATAAATTGAACGGAAATTACCCCACAGGTGGGGGTGTTTTACAAAAGTATTTAGCGAAGGTATCTTTTATTGTATAAATGTGTATAAACATGTATAATTAGATAAAGAAGCATAGAGGGGACAATCATGAGTATTGCAATTAGGTTATCTGACGATCTTGAATCTTTATTAGAATCAGTGGCGAAAAAAATGAAACGCTCTAAAAGTTTTATTGCACGGGAAGCTATTGAGACCTACCTTGAAGATATGCAAGATTATTATAAAGGCATGGAAGTTCTAAAAAATCCAGGCCGAATTTATTCTTATGAAGAAGTGAGGAAAGAACTTGGTCTGGACGATTAATTTTAGTGAAATATCACTAAAGCAGTTAAAAAAATTAAACATATCTGTTTCTAAAAAAATAACTGCCTACATGGACTCAAAAGTAAGGACCAATTCAAATCCAAGGAATCTAGGAAAAGCCTTGTCACTTAACAAGGCTGGATTATGGAGATATAGAATTGGAGACTATAGAGTTATTTGCAAAATTCATGACGAAGAAATAATCATTTTAGTGCTTGAAATTGGCCACAGAAAAGACATTTACGAATAATTATCTGTCATCACGCACATGAGGGTTATCATGCTTATGCATATCACTCAATAGAGCCGCAAGTTTGGATGAAAAGTCTTTCTCAGTCTTATCTGCATCCAGCAAAAGTTTACCGTGGTCTATCTTAATCTTCTGTTGCTCAAGACCCATTTTAGATTTCATCTCTTGAGCTTTGAGAATCATCTCAGCTTGTTCAAGAAGATGTTTTTCTTTCCTAATCTTCAGCTCTTCTGCTCGTTCCATCAATGCCTGCTCTTCAAGATGCATCTTCTGTTCATTCATCATCATCTGTTGTTGTTGAGCTTGCATTTGTTGTTGGGCCATCATCTCCTGAGGATTAGGCTGCTTAGGAGGTGGCTCCCTTCCTTCTTCTTTGGCAAGAATTTCAGGAGGCACCATCGATTTAAAGCGCTCAGCAATTTGGGGCATGAACTGGACGTCAAGATTCTTAGCCCAAAGGTCTGCGATAAGGGGGAATACCTGAGGATTAGCTTGTAAGGTTTGTTGCATGAATTCCAATGCCATGTCCTTTTGTACAGCAAAACTAGGTCCTGTATCAATCTCAACATCATAATCCCCACCATCAAGAGCATTCTCTCGAATGGGCTCCCCATTCTCAGATTGTCCTGTAATCTTGTTCAGCGTTATAGAATCAGTACGACCATCAGCCTTTGATACAACCATGTGACGTTCTTCTTCTCCGATGATAAATGGCAATAAGTCAAGTACTACTCTTCCGCCCTGCTCTATTGCCTGGTTTAAATTGTCACGGTAGACATAAGCTGACATTGCCCCTTCAAGTTTGCGTTCACGCCTAGCCTTACCAGACATGTCATGGCCTTGGAGCGCCTCATTTTCTGAGAATCCAAGAATCTCTCGCATATCCTGACAACCTCGTTGATATTGTTGGAGTAGCGTTTGTGATAGCTCCCAAGGAGGCAATTTGCTTGGCATAGCTCCAGTCTTTGGATCGGGTTTTGCTATTAATATGCCAGCTTGTAGCTCAGGATTTCGCCACATTTGCTCATTGCCAAGGATATTATCAGGAGTTCCAAGCCATTGTTCACGTCGACGATTCTTAATCTCTGCTGCTACTTCACTTCCCACGTAGTTGACAAACTTCTGAGCATCTTTAGCTTCATGAATAAATGATCGAGTATATTGTTGGCCGTTTATAAAATTAGAATCACCATCCACAAATATCATGGGTAAATACTTTGATGGCCAGTCAGTGAACTTAATGATTTGATTTTGAGTGAGCATGTATTGACGAATCTTATAATCCTTGCTCATCATCTA